CTGCTGGGCAACTTCAGGGCGTGGTTTGGTTTCTGGAATATCACACACTTAGATTTAAGTTTAAGTAAAGATATCAGAAAGGACAAATTCCAAAAGAGGCTGCATAAGTATTATTTTAAGATTATTTTGGCGTATTGCATGGCTCTTGCTGTGATAGACCCTATGCTAATCATCTTTGCTTACTGTATCCCTGCTTGTCTCTGTTTACATAGTTCTAGTGCTATTATTGTGATTGCACACAGACATGGTTATAAAACACATGACTTAGGTATTGACGAGGCTCGCAATAGCTGGGCAGCTAGTTTAATCACGTTGGGTGAGGGCTGGCATAACAACCATCATCACAACCCAAGAGCGTGGTCTAACCAAGAGAAGTGGTGGGAGATTGACCCTAATGCTTGGTTAATTAAAATAATCAAAAAGGAACACAAAAAAAATGACTACGCCAAAGCAAGCAGCTAGACCAGAAGAAGAAAAGATATGAAACGCTCCGTAGTTCTATGTCACGGCTTTAATGTTAGAGACGGCGGCAAGGGCACCACCGACAGTTTAAGGGGTCTTGTAGAGGCTTGTGGGCATACGGTGCTTGAGGCTGACTACGGTTTGTTTGGATTGTTTGCGGTTCGGTATTTCTCAGACAATATTGCTAGCGTGGTGGCCGGTATGACTCCTAAAGGCTCTGTGGGCGTGGGTCATAGCAACGGTTGCAACATACTGCTACAGGCGGCAGAACAAGGTGCTTCTTTTGACAAGTTAATCTTCATTAACCCTGCACTGGACAATGACTTTATTGTGCCTGAGCAAGTCAATAGTGTTGCGGTAATTTGCAATAACGAAGATAATGTAGTACAGCTATCTAAATTCATTCCATTTCACAGGTGGGGTAACGCCGGAAAGGTGGGCTACAAGGGTGGTGATGACCGTGTGAAGAACTATGAGTTTGAAACATGCGGAGATAATGCGCACAGTGACGCATTTACGACTGAGGGGTTTGACCATTTGTTTACCGGCCTTTTGCGGGATAATTAGGCGTGGGTACCTACGAATTTTTTAGCGATGAAGAGATAGCCTGTCAGTGTGGCTGCGGGCAGATGGCTATGGATGCATTGTTTATGCGTAAAGTTGTTGATGGACGACGAGCTCTTGGCTTTCCATTTGTGGTCACTAGCGCTTACAGGTGCCCAGAACACAACAACAATGTGTCCAGTTCAGGATATAATGGTCCGCATACGCTCGGTAGGGCGATTGATATTAAAGCAAATTCAAGGCAAAGGTTCCTTATTATGGATTATTTTAAGGCTGAGGGGATGACGCGGTTTGGTGTTGCCAACTCATTTATTCATTTTGACGATTTAACTGAGCATGATTTGTTCGACGAGGAAGTTGTATGGACATACTAAAGCGGGGAACAAGATGTTTAGCCAGAGGTGCCAGCTAATGGCGCCAAAAGACGGTTTGGATAAAATGAGCCAGCGTATAGTTGACATTGAGGGTAATCTCGAGTCGTTTCATGGTCAGATCAAAGCGCTTGGCGACAAGCTGGACGATCATAACGATGCGCTCGAAAGGCATGTAGGGCATTTTAACGCTCATGAGATTGAGCAGGCCCATCGCCATAAACAGTTTCTTGATGCGCACACAGAGAATACTGAGGCTATCACCAAGCTCACAAAAAACGTAGCAGGGGTCATTGAGGTCTACCAAACAGCAAACAGCTTAGGTAGATTTGTAAAATGGTTCTCAGGTATCGCCATCGCGGTAACCACCCTGCTTATATACTTGGAGAAATAGGCCATGTTCGGTGAATTGAAATTTTCGCAAACGTTATTTGCTACATCATCTGCCGTAAAGCAGTGGAAGGAACATTGCCGCAAGGCAACTGTCTGGACTACAGTTGACAAGTCCATACTATTAACAAAGAGATGCGCTTAGGGGAATACCATGCCATTAGAATCAACTACAACAATTGAAGGTCTTGATGAGTCATATCCGCTGGGCGGAGACCCTACTAACAAGGGTGATGACCATCTACGACTGATTAAGTCAGTTCTCAAAACCATGTTCCCCGGCTCAGGGGGTAACGGCTTCTCTATTCCGGTTGTAGCGACTGAGGCAGAACTTAACTACCTATCAGGGCTAACATCAAACGCACAGGACCAGCTTGACGCTCTCGGTGTCAGCATTTCCGCGCTCACAGGTCAACTATCAGCACCGACAGGCACTCGTATGCCGTTCCATCAGGCCGCAGCACCAACAGGATGGACACAGGACGCAAGCAAGAACGACTACATGATGAGGGTTGTATCTGGGACCGGTGGCGCTGCCGGTGGTACAGATAGCCCTATATTAAACAACAAAGTTCCAACACATACGCATACTGCTGTTGTTACTGACCCCGGACATACTCATGTAACCGACTTTACCAATAACGCTGGGGTTGATTTTGACTATTTGGGTCAAGGTGGGAGATATGTGAACAATGCGGGCTTTACAACTAACTCGTCTACAACGGGTGTTAGCGTCTCTATAAACAATAATGCCGGGGCCTCAGACTGGACCCCAAAATATCTTGACGTTATCATAGCGGTTAAAGATTAATGGCGATTGATGTCGTCATTACATGCCCGCTAGGCTCGACCTGCGAGGAGATTGTGGACGGAAAGATTCACCGATGCGCATGGTACACTGAGATGAAGGGTACGGACGCGCAGGGCGAGGAACATAACGATTGGAGGTGTGCTATGTCGTGGATGCCGATACTACAAGTGGAAGTGGCAGGAACCCAGAGAGGGGTGGCTGCGTCAGTAAATTCTATGCGAAATGAGAATGTCAAGAGGCAGGACTTAGCACTTAAAGCGATGAGTGAGGCGGGTACAAATGCCAGAATTATTAAACCTTAGAAATGCCGGTGTAAAGGGCATTAACTCCGATGTTAAGCCGTGGGAGCTGGAGGCTGAGTACATAACCTCGGGCTCAAATTTTCGCACCTTTGCGGGTGCGGTGCGTGCGTCTGGTGGTAACAGCACATGGACCACAACAACAGCATTTAACCCGGGCTTTATTATCCCTGTTGCATCAATATCTGATGATTACTGGATTGCTGCTGGGCGCGGCGATGTTCGAGTATTCGATGGCGCTACGTGGACATCAATTGGTTCAGCAGAGGGCTATAGCGGTGTTGGCGCAGGCGATGAGCTTCACTGGACCGGGTGTATGCTTGGCTCAATTCCTGTAATTAACAATCCACAAGCACAGCCAGAGGTATGGGTGCCACAATCACCGGGACAAATATTAACGCCATTACAGTTTGATGCTGCAAACACATGGCAGGATAAGGGGTGTAGTTTTAAAGTTATACGCTCTCACAAAAACTTTCTCTTTGCGCTTAACCTAACGGAAGGCGCAGTAGAGCTGCCGAACTCATACAGGTGGTCTACCGCTGCCGATATCAATGGTCTACCATTTACGTGGGACGAAACTGATCTGTCGGCTCTGGCTGGTAAGGCGCAAATTGGCGGTGATGCGGGTTCTATTATTGACGGCCTGTCTCTGCGTGATGCTTTCGCTATATATTCCGAGAACGCTATCACCATGCTCGACTATACGGGCGACGAGTTTGTGTGGAAGGCCCGAGAGCTATCATCAACTATCGGCCTTTTAGCTAAAGATTGCGTGACTGAGGTTAAGGGTACGCACTTTTTCCTATCTGATGGTGACATCGTCAGGAATGATGGCAACAAAATTGACTCAATCATCCATAACAGGCTGCGTAGAAGATTGACGAGCGGCATGAGTGAGGCCACGTTTACGAACTCATTTACGGTCCGAAATAACTCGCTTAAAGAGGTATGGTTCTGTGTGCCCGAGGAAGATTCAACATACCCGAACGTAGCATATATTTATAACTGGAAGGATGACTCTTGGGCCATCCGCGACCTCCCTGAGGGTGGTGTAGCATTTGCAGCTTACGGCTCACAGTCAGAGGCAACTACAACGTGGGACTCTTGGGTCGGCGATTGGGAAGACCAGCAGGGTGTGTGGGGGTCAAGACAAATTACACCTCTCGACGACACAGTCATTGGTGTTGATAGCACGTCGTCATCATTAATAGAGCTGGACCCATCGCTATCAACAGCAGATCTAAACACAGTAATTGAGCGTACCGACTTCCCGTTAGAAGGGCATCGTCAAGTTACAACAATGACAAGATTGTATCCCCATATAGAGGGCGCAGGTATGCTAGACATTCAGGTTGGCTCGCAGGATTATGCGGGCGCGGCAATCAGGTGGCAGCCACCACAAAGATTCACACCGGGAGTGGACAGAAAACTTGATGTCAGAACAACAGGGGAGCTGCACTGCTGGAGATTTATGTCGGTTGGCACCGTCCCATTTGACTTTAGCGGCATGGATGTGGAATATTCCAGAGCAGGGTTAAGATAATGTCTAGTATCAGTAATGAGCAGCCACCACTAGACTTGGATGTCACTCTTCGAGAGTACCTTTCAAGACGGTTCGTGGAGATTAACATAGCCCTGTCTCAGTCACAGAAGTTCCCTCCAATCTACGTACTACCTGCCAAGCCGCAGGACGGTAACGTGGAATATTTCGGGCAGACAATTGGTACAACTATTACCTCAGTAGGTTTCTGGGGTTATGAAAATGGGGTTTGGGTAAAATTATGAATACAATCGTCGCATTAGTGCCGAGAACAATGATTGAGTATGTTTGGGATGAGTGCATTCCCTTTCTGGAGATGGTGCTTGCCAAAGCGCCGCAAGACATAGGGCTTGACAAGGTGTATAATAGATGCCTGTCAGGTGAAACTATGCTTGTGGTTATACTTGATGGCTCTCAAATCATTGCCGTTAACACGATGGAAGTGCGGGAGCTAGACTCCGGTAACAAAATCTTATTCTTGCCGATTATCGGTGGTAGCAGGACTGAAGAATGGCAGGACCGATTTATTGATTTAGCTCACGAGATTGCGCGACATCACGATTGTATAGAACTTAGGGGCATGGCTGTTAGAAAGGCATGGCTTAGAAAATTATCACGTTACGGATTTGAAGAGCACTTCGTAACATTAAAATGCAAAGTGAAGGAGTAACCCATGGGTGGTTCAGCAAGTTCCAGCGGTAGTAAAAACAAAGCACAATTCCAAGACAAGGTTTGGGGTGGCCAGTCACCCGCACTGCAAGACCTGTATGCAAATGCACAGGACTTGTTTAACCAAACAAACACCTCCATGCAAGGTCTGCGGCCCGAGGCTACACAAAACATGCAGGACACGTATAATCAGGTTAACCCCGCTTACCAAGAACAATTGCAGGGTGGGGCCTACAGGGATATGGGTCTGCAGAATCAACTTATGAGCTCATTGAGTCAGTCTATGGGTCAGCCGTCTGCCATGTCAGAGATAAACGCGATGGTAATGGGCGGAGAAGGCAACAACTACGCCGACGCAATGAAACAGAGCTACATTTCTGATGCCAACAGGGCGCAGGAGAAGATGCTGGCAAATATGGACGCACGAGCAGCGGCAAGTGGAATGTCTGGTGGTTCACGTCACGGGATAGCTACAGGTCTAGGTATGGAAAGTATCAATGACCAGTTGCAGAAAAACCTAGCCCAAACAGGCTACAGCACATTTGATCAGGACTTGAATCGCAAGCTCGCTATTGCGCAACAGGCCGACCAAGGCAATCTCGCAAGACAACAAATGATGTCCCAAATGATTGGGCAACAGAACCAAGCCCAGCAAAGTGCTATTGAGGGCGGACAAAACGTGCAGAACATCAACATGGGGCAGTATGCACCACAGATGATGCCGTGGGATGCAATGGCGGAATATAGTAACGTAATTGGTAGGCCCACAATCTTGGGCTCTGGCTCACAAAGTGGTAGCTCTCGATCTGGCTCTATTAGTGGCGGAGTCGGAGGGGGTAAATAATGTATTATTTAAATAACAATGGTATGAGCTTCGGTGGTGACATGCCTTACGGAATGAAGCCTCAGCAGCAACCTTACGGAATGAAGCCTCAGCAGCAACCTTACGGCATGATAACCCCACAGCCTTACGGCATGATGGCTCCACAGCAGCAGCCTCAGCAGCAGCCTTACGGCGGCAGCAGCCTTTTAGGGAAAGACTTTTTTGACTTTGCTAAGACAGGCGACGTCGACACATCTGACTACCCAGAGAAGGAAGAGTCTGATGATGACTCACCATTGCCTAACTTTGACGCGTACATGGATAGAGGTCTTGATGCTGACAAGCTGTATAGGGATGTGTCTAACGATGCTATGGGTATCGCACAAATGAAAGGCTTGACTCAGCGCGGCCAACCTCAATATCAAAACTTTATGACTAGAGGCAGCGGTTATTTAGGATTGCCCTACGGATTGTTGGGAGGATAATTTATGAAACCTACAAAGTACCAAAGGCGTCAACCTGAGTATGCGCAGTATTACTATGCTAGGGCCGCGAAAGATAATGAACGCCAGTATGAGCAGCAGCAACGAGATAAGTTGGCCCAGTGGGCTAAGACTAGTGGCTACCTTGGTGAAGAGGGTCAGCTAGGTATACCATCAACCAACCCTAACCTGCAAACAATACCCGGCACAGGTATATACGATAAAAACTTTGACCAAGACCGCAAGGAAATGTCGCTCCGTAATAGAGCGATGTTGATGAGTGGGAATGATGCTCTGCAGCAGCAAGCGCTCAGTCAAATGGGTAGCATGCAAGACTCTCGTAACACCGGTGTCAATGCGATTGATCTGGAAAAATGGAAGAAGAAAAATATACCTACAAAGGCTGATACAAAGTTAGAACAACTGGATAACTACAGGAGAAGGCTACGTGCTAGAGGTAAAGATACCACTACAGTTGACCTCGCAATAAACAAAGAGGTCACAAGACCTCAAGGGACGCAGCTTTCGGTAGATGCCAACGGTAACGTCACGATGACTCAAGGCGATGTGAGCAACCCATTAAATCTGGGGACGGCAGGATCAAACGAGGCTGACAAACAAATTATGCTGGGTGCGAAACAGTTAAATCAAATGTACGCTATCGGGGATACCTACAGTGATGAGTATTTGGGGCTTGGTGGCGCAATTGGGGGAGCTATTGGGTCAGCACAAGACTATTTATTCGGCAAAGGAGAACTTGCAGAGTTTAATGCGCGCAAGGGAACTTTCAAGAGAAACGTGAAACAGCTGTTTAACGATTACAAAGTTGAGATTACTGGTGCAGCAGCCGGCGAACAGGAGATGGCAGATCTTCGTGACTCGATACTTAATGAGCAATTAGGCCCGTTAGAGTTTAAGACGGCTTATGATCAGTTTATGGAAGCTGCAACCACAAACATGATTTTGAATATGAAGGCCAAAAATATTCCAGAAGTTAAAATATTCGAGCAGTTGGGCTTTTCTATGGCAACAGACTCAGATGGGATTCTGCGAGTACAGATGCCGAATGGCAACTGGGAAGAGGTGAACCAATGAAAACGCAGGCCGAAATAAATGCCGAGATGAATGCTCTGGTGGCGGGACAGCCAGAAACGCCAGAAACGTCAAAAAGAACGCAGGCCGAAATAAATGCCGAGATGAATGATTTGATGGCCGGACAGCAAGGTCTTCCAAACATGCCGGAAGGCAGCAGCGTGGACGGCTCTACAGGCTCCAGAACGGGCGAGGAGCTAATGGATGATATTGCACAGGGAACTCAGCAGTCGATAATTGGTGCCACACAAGGGCTTGTGCAGGGAGCGACACTGGAGATGGGTGATGAGTTTGAAGCTGTAGGGGAGACATTAATCGACCCAGACAGTTTTGGACCAGATGCACCCATTACAGGTAACTATAAAAAATACAGGGATTTAGCGAGAGCTAGGCACGATGAGATTAGAAATAACGCGCCAATAAGCACTGCTTTGGGAACGCTTGTCGGTGCTATGATGCCATGGTCAATGGCAATGAAAGGTGCTGGATTTTTAAAAACCGCAGCAGTTGGCGGCGCTACTGGTGCTCTTGAATATATTGGCGGAGAAGATGAATGGGAAGATGTAACGCCAGAGGAAGCTGCTATGTGGGGCCTCGCAGCTGCTGTACCCGCCGAGATAATTCAGGGCGGCATAAGTGTATTCAGGAAAAGTGTGGGCGCAAAGTCTAAAGACCAAGTGGCTGACATACTGCAAAACCTAGTTGATGAGACAGGCTTAACGCCAGAGGAGATACTCCGAGAAGCCAATAAGTTTGGACCCCAAGCAAGTCTGGTAGATGCAACTGGTGCTAGTGGTACGTTTAAGGGTATGGGATTAGCTGCCACAAGCGGCGACGGACCCACAATAACCAAGATTAAAGAGCACCTTCAAAAAGTTGCTCAAGGCAAGGCTAGGATAAAGGCCGTTATGACCGAGGTCACAGGTAAGGAGCAGGGATCTTATTACGCGACGCTTGAGGCAATGAAGAAGATCAGAAAAGCCAATGCCGAGAAAGCTTATGGTGAAGCCCTTGACAATGCTCGCATAGAGGTGACTCCAGCGATGTCCAGAGCAATGATGCGAAACCCTACGGTTAAGGCAGCGTGGAAACGCATGCAGGATAACTATGCGGAGAGAGGAGTGAAGCTCCGCGACTGGTATGATGTTGACGCTAAAGGTAATCCGTTAATACCCGAAGCGGGGTTTACCTTGCAGGCAAGAACACTGCAAGAACTTAAGTTTGAAATGGACAGCCTAGTCAACACTGGTAGAGGTGCAACGGACCATGCTGGGAAAATAGCTCAGGATGCAATGATTAAGGACCGTAACGATATTATGAGGCATGTCTATGCTCAGAATGATGACTTCAGGCAGGCCAATATATTGTATGCCGGAGACTCTGCTATGCTGGATGCTCAAGAGCTTGGCAAGAAACATGGCCTTGGCGGTGCTAACATTGACGAGCAAATGAAAGATATTGAGGGCTTAAACGAATCCGAAAGGGACGCATACTTACAAGGCATTATGTCAAAAGTATTCGGCAAAATGGGACAGTCTCCAGAGGACTCTCTCAGGTCGGTCAACTCTATTGCGTCTGAAAACGCAACCGAGGTGTTGGAGGCTTTAGTTGGAAAAGCTCAGGCGGCCAAGATTATGAGAGCAATGCTGAATGAGAAAAGGTATCGCTCCGTTGCTCAGGATGTGTTGGGTGGCTCTCAGACCAACAGCAGGAGGGTCGCTGGTGAGTCATTTAATACGCTAGGCGGAAGAGCTATATCCAATATAACGGAAGAAGAGACATCACCAATGAAATGGTTGTTTGACACCCCTGCTATGCAAAGCGTCACATCGAGACTCAGCCGAGAAGTTGGTGGCAGACAGAACCTCACCCCAGAAATGAGAAGCGAGCTTGCCGACCTAATGTTTCAACCCGGCGGCACAGAAAAAGCGTTGGATCGCTTGTCTATGGCTGGTTTTACAAAGGACGAGGCTTCACGCGCACTTGCAGTTATTAGGATGGGTGCCGCAGCGGCTTCGCAGCCTCTATCTGGCAGAGTAGATGGCGACAGCGAGTAACTGAATAACCACGACAAAGGACAGCAGCAATGACACCAGAACAAACAGCAGCAATGCAACGTAGAGCCAATGGTGGCGGGTTATTAGATTTTGGCATGGGTGTCGGGAATGTAGCTAAGGGCGTATGGGATAGCATGAACACACTGCAGAAAGTGGGTGTGGCTCCGATACCAGTAGTCAGTGATATTGCGGGCTTGCTTGGTGATGCCCAGATGATGTATGAGCAGCCTGAAGAAAGAACACTGGCCAATGCTGGCTTTGCAGCTCTCGGAGCTTTACCATTTGTTCCTGCTGGGATAGGTGCTACAGCATGGCACGGCTCACCTCACAAATGGGACAAGGTTGACTTAGACAAGGTTGGAACTGGTGAAGGCGCTCAGGTTTATGGCCACGGGTTTTACAGCGCGCAAAGCAAAGATGTTGCAGAAGATTATAAGGCAATGACCCCGGCTGCAGACATTAAGCGTAACTTTTTGAGCGTGCTCCCAGAGGACGCTGACTTCAATGACATTGAAGGATTGCTTGGCTCAAGTCACTTTAACGAAAGCCAGAATAGCGTTATAAAAGCATTGCAAGAGGATGATTGGCTTGGGTTTGATTACCCCTCACAAGCAATAAGTGCCGCATATACAAACATAGACAATTATGACCCATCGCCAGCCCTAAAGGCAGCCCTTGATAGCTCAGGCAGTATGTACAAGCTAGACATTAACGATGAAGCGATTGAAACGATGCTTGATTGGGATAAGCCGGTAAAAGAACAATCTAAAAAAATACAGAGTATCGCTCTGGAGCATTACGGTATTGATGACTTTGATATAGAAAAAGCAAAGAAAATACCATCACATCAAGCCTACATTGATGAAAAATTAAACAAGACGGGTGGAGAGCTTTATCGCCAAATAGCTTTTGGTAATAAACCGACCATGTCGGAAAGCCGGGGTCAAAAAGCCGCTTCCGGTCTACTTAATGATGCAGGAATTAAAGGAATAAAGTACCTTGATGGCAACAGTCGAGCAGCAAATAAAGGCACTAGAAACTACGTCAACTTCGATGCTGATGATGTCAATGTTGTATCTCGTAACGGCGACCCTATACCTGATGAGGGCTTGCTGGGTGATTCCAAAATGAAGAACGCTAGCTTTAACGATGAGGCTGGCTTGCTGGGGTCGTCTGACAACGCTGATAGCTTCGATTATCCGCCAGCAGAAAACGCAGCAAAAACCCAAATCTCTGGAACGCTGCCCACCTATAAAAAGGCAGGCGATATACTTAACGAAAGCGCTCCACAAGGCCGGTCACTTGATTTTGGCGCTGGTCTAGGGCTTGGTGCTAGTGAGATTGGCTATGAGACGTTTGAGCCTTACGCTGGCGGCAAGTGGACACCGGAATTTAGTAATCCACAGGACATCCCATCGGACACGTATAGCCGGGTAACCAATTTAAACGTTTTGAACGTTGTTCCGAAACAAGCTAGGGACGCCATAGTTAAAGATATTGGCAGGGTCTTAAAGCCTGAAGGCCAAGCAATTATTACTACCCGCGGTGCCGATGTTATGAGGGCGGCAGGCAAAGATGGTCCTGAAGCAATGTCCAAGGTTACATCGAGGGGCACCTATCAAAAGGGCTTCACGAAAGGGGAGCTGGTAGACTATTTACAAAACATACTAGGCACTGAATTTACGGTTGAAAAGCTAAACCTTGGGCCTGCTGGCGCGAAAATAACTAAAAAAGGCAACTAATCATGACACCATCACAACAACGTAGAGCTAATGGCGGAGGCTTATTGGATTGGGGTAGCGATGTAGTAGGTGCCGGGGTTGACGCATGGAACGGTATGAACACTCTTCAGAAAGCCAGCATGGCTCCAGTGCCTATAGCCTCTGATGTTTTGGGGGTACTTGGTGACATACAGATGTACAATGAACAGCCTGAGACAAGGGGTCTGCTAAATTACGGCATGACTGCTTTAGGCCTATTACCGGGTATTCCCTCTGTAGCTGCTACCGCTGGAAAAAAAATGTCGAGAACGGAGGCCGGGGCTGCTGACGTCAATGCTGTATCACGTAATGGTGACCCTGTTCCTGATGAAGGGCTGCTGGGGAGCTTGAATGTTGTGCATAACTTGAGCGAGAAGAATTTAAGTCACGCTGATGGCCTTGGCGGTCTTCCGGTTCCAAGCATGGCTGTAGTTCCAAACGACAAGCCGATGACGGGGTTTGGAGAGATATCATTAATTGGGAATAAAGAACTGGCAACGCCTTCAGCCAAAAACCCTTACTTTCGTTCAGATGCTTACAGTCCGAGATACCCTTCTACAGAAATTAATTTT